TATGTAGGCCCTCACTAAATTATATACAATAAAAATCGAATGGGGGAGATTGTTCCATATAGTCCGGGGGTTAGATCCTCTCCATTTTATCTGGTAGATTAAACAATGTACAACATTGTACATTTTACATCCAATACCAAGATTTTTATTAGATCGTTTGATTGTTAAATGATCTATGATTAAATGCACCATAATGAACCTTGACTTTATTATATAGACATGATATGGTTAACCTAATGATAGGAATGTATTAAATGGTACATTGTTTTGAAGGTGAGAGAGATGAATGAAGTTCAGACAAGAAATGGTCTTTATGGATTTGATTTTAGAGAGGTTGACTTACGCCGGGTCGATGAAGAGGAAAAGAAGACCTATAATATTAAATCTCTATGGCAAAGATCTCATGAAATAATTAACCTTACAGCTATGGGCTTTAAAGGCACTGAAGTGGCCGAGATTCTTGGCATTACTCCTGCTTGTGTTTCCTTAACAGTCAATTCAACTCTCGGCCAAAAGAAGCTTGCTGAGATTAGAGAAGCTAGGGATAATGAAGCTAAAAAAAATGTAGAAAAAATTCGTGTGCTGACTAATAAAGCTATTCAAACTTATCATGAGATCTTCGATAATGAAGATGGTCAAGCAACTTTGAAAGATCGCAAAGATGTTGCTGATACAGTCTTACTTGAATTGTCTGGTCTTCGTGCACCTACAAAGATTCAGTCTTCTAATTTCTCAGCTGTTTTAACATCTAAAGAAATAGAAGAATTTAAAAAACGTGGAATACAGGCGGCAAAAGAAATAGGTTTAGTTGTTGATGTTACACCAGAGGAAACTGAAAATGATTCTGTCAGAGAAACAGAAGGAAGTTAAAGAACGAATCACTCTAATGGCAGAGGCTATGGATTTAGATCCTATTCTTGCCATAGCAGTAGCAATGACTGAAAGTTCTTTAGGCGTCAATCAAAAATCTCCTACTGGATGTAAAGGTGTTTTTCAGTTGTCTTCTATCGCAATGAAAGATTTACTACTGGAGATGGAAAAGGCTGATGATGATATTATAGATATAGCTTGCGGCCTAGCTTTTATTCATCTTCTTCTCAAAAGACATAAAACAATCGAAAAGGCAATAGCACACTTCTGTGACCCAGCTGACATTGATTTTTATATTGAAAGAGTAAGAAATTTTATGAGGGAGTTTGATGTTCAGAGATAAAACACTTTTTTATAAAAAGGGTTACAAATATTGGGTAACACGTCCTTATCGTATTAAACTGGATATTCATCCTAGTAAAATACTCTATATATCATTTAAGACTGTTGACTTAAAGGGTAATATAGTTGAAATTCCTATGGTTACATTAAATCCATCTGGCCTTCTTATTGTCTATCCTAGCTATGTATGGGATGGAGCTTCTGGCCCTACATGGGATACAAAGAACTCAATGATAGGAAGTCTAATTCATGATGTTATTTATCAGTTAATCCGTCTGGGTTTTATTGATAGTAATTATAAGGAGTATGCCGATAAGATATTACATGATCTATGTGAAGCTGATGGTATGTATTCTTGTCGAGCACGTCTTTGGTGGCTGGCTGTTACATTATTTGGAAGAAATGCTATAAAGCCTAGCTCAGAACATTTAGAAGAAGTAGCACCTTAAGGAGGAAATATGCTTAGATTAAAAATGACTTTATTTGTATTATTGATGTTAGTAGTTTCATGCGCTAACATGGGAGCCACAAACACAACCTCAACAAATATAGCAGTAACATCTTATGAAGCTGCCGGCATAACATTAACTCAAGCATATAATCTTGAAAAAGCATTGTTTAAGGCTGGGACTATAACGGCTGAACAAGATGCAGAATTTCAATTAGGCCCTTATACAAAAGCTGTGACTTGTTACAGAGCGATTGGCTCAGCCGCTGTAACAATACTAACCACTACTGACCAAAATAGTAAAGCTACAGCACAAGATAAATTCACTACATTAAATGCACAGCTTCCAACACTATTAACTAATGTATTAACATTTATTCAGGAGGTGCAGAAATGACAGCAGCTGAAATCGCGGCTTTGGTTTTAGGTCTTGAGCAAGTAATTGCAGGAACTTATCAAATAATCTTAAACGCTGGTCTATCGAAAGATGAAGCAGATGCTTACATCGCTCGTATTGTGGCGGCACAGGCTGCCGTTCCAGATCCTAAAGTTGGATAAGATCGTTTAATTGGTAAACAAACTATGGGAAGATTATCTCGTTCAATAATAAGTGACAATCTCATTGGGATGGGAGATTCTCATTTAGATAATTTTACTTATTTTTGTGCGGCAACTTGTCGTATTCCAGGAGCCACTGCCTATAGTTTAATAAAAGATAAATCTGAAACAAGGTCGAGAGAGGCATTCAAAGCATTTCTCTTGGCCTTTCCAAAACATATCCCATTACTTTGTGTTGGAGAGGTTGATTGTAACTCTCTTCCTTGGAGGCATGGAGAAAATAAAAGACCTGAATCTTTTATCTATGATTCTGTTGAGCATCTGTTTGAATTCTTAGATGAATTTAATAGATCCTTTATTCTTCCTTCAGTCACTTTACCGCCTGTAGATTCTTTCGCTGAACTATCAGTTAGGCCTTTTGTTACGGCTAACAAATCAGAAAGAACAATCTTAGTAAAACTCTATAATGCTTTATTAGAGACTAAAGCTAAAGAATACGGTCATAAGTATTTAGACATCACATCGCAAACAACTGGCTTAGATGGCCTTGTTAATATAAACTATATAAGAAATCCTAAAGACGTTCACCTTAATCCAACTAAATTATATGATATTGTGAAGAAAAAGCTTGATGAGGTGTTTAATGTCTAAGCCTATCATAACAGTTGGTATAGTATCTTGGATGCTTGAGGAGCGATTAATCCAAACTCTGATTGGGATACCTAAGTCTACTAACCAACCATTAAATCTTTGTCTTCATGTACAAGGAGAAGAAAAAGTAACTGCTGATATGAAGAGAAGAATCATAGAAGCGGCTTCAGGCTTTGTTGAAAAAGACATCTACTTCTCATCAAATAATGGAGGAATAGCGCCTCCAAGAGCAGCAAACCTAAAGAGAGCAGCTAAAACACCTTTTGTTTTTATGTCTGATAATGATATGGATTATAGTTTTGGTGTAATAGATGCAGAACTTGAATTTATGCTTAAGCATCCTGACTACGGTATGGTAGATGTTATTGGAAGTCAGCTTATTTATCATAGAACTGTTGAAGGAACTAAAGTAATCTGTACACCAATTGATTCTATAACTGACCCTTATACAGATGTAGATTTAATAGGTGGAACTTCTCAACTAATTCGTCAAGAAGTAGCATTAATACCTAATATTATTGACATAAGATACTTCATCGGTTCGTGGGATTTTGACTTCTCTATGAATGTAAGGAAGAATGGATGGAAAATAGCTACATTAAACAATAAAGAACTCATAGCAACTAATGATAGAAATCAAAGAACAGCTGAATATATAACTCATAAAGTCAAAAATCCTATTATTGAAAGAGGCCGTCGGCTTTTTGAATCTAAATGGGGGTTCTCTTGTATGTGGTTTCCTCGTAATCGTATAGAAGTAGGTCCTATAAAGCCCTTAAAAATCTCTATTATCTCTAGAGCTATTTATAATAAACTAGGAAACTTTCATGATGTTGGAGTTCTTGATGAAAAGCATCTAGAAATGATGCAGAATAATTTTATCAATAGCCTTAAAAATCAAGTTGACAAAGATTTCATTATCTATCTGGCTGTAGGACCTGAAGACAATGAAACAACGCAAAGAATTAAAGCCCTTGATTGGGGAAATCTTAATATCAACTTCTTATATACTTCTGGCGATACCACTCAATGGAAAGAATCTATAGAGAACTCTAAAAATTGGGCAAGAGAGACAGATGTAGGAAGTCCTGAATATACAATACGTCATCTTGATTATCCAAGAACATCAATCATGGCTCGTATGGACATAGATGATTGGGTCGCTCCTGGATGGACTGCTCATATGAGATATATGGCTAATACAATAAAAGAAGATCGCTTCTTAATCAATTATCAAGTGTTTGGTCAGGCTCCTGATGGACAAGTCTATGCTTTCCATGCACCTCATGTTAGAACTCGTACAAGTCCTTTCATAGCAATTATTCAAAAAGACGAAATTACTATTGATCTTTATCAGACTGTTCATCTTCGTATGGGAGACTTATTTGATATAGTATATTCAATTCCTCCTTCTTATGTTTTTATGGTGGTTCATGGAGGAAATAGGAGTAATCAAGTATATGGGGCTGATAAATTTAGTTATATAAAAGAGGCTAAGAATACTGAGATAGTTGAAAAACTATCACCTAAAATAATTAAAAGAACCTGGCGTGAAAAAGTAGACTCATGTCAACAGTTCGTTTAATCATTAAACAAACTGGAGATTTTAGTGGATAAAAGTATTGAACAAATCTTAACTAATTGTAGCGTATCAACAAGAATGACTGCTTTGACTTTCTTTCCTGAACGCTTCTATATGCCTTTTGCAGAAGAGGTTCATGGAAAGATATTTGATTTAATAGATGGCCCTGAACAGAAAGTAGCTATTGCTGCTCCTCGTGGTTATGGTAAGACTTCTATAGTAGCTTTAGGATTAATAGCTAGATGGATTTTATTTAATCTAACTGGATTCGTCGTTTATATAAATAAAAGTCACGATGCAGCGTCTTTACAGACTGAAAATCTTCGTCGTGAGCTTGTAACAAATAAAGAAATCAGATCATTCTTTGGAAATTTTAAACAAAGAGATCCTAACAAAGCTGAATTTGATGAGGTGTTTAGTAAGAAAGCTTGGGTAGCTTATAACACTCTTATATGGCCAAGGGGTGCTGGACAGCAGGTTCGTGGTGTTTTATTTAAGAATGATCGTCCAGGATTAATTGTAATAGATGATTTGGAAGATCCTGAACTTGTTGAGAATAAGGAATATATAGATAAACAATATCAGTGGCTCTATGCTGATGTTATTAAAGCTGTTCCTCGTATAGGCCCTAATGCTAAGAATTGGAAGATTGTCTATATTGATACACTTAAACATGAAGATGCTATTTTACAAAGGCTCCTTAATTCTCCTGAGTGGGCATCTATAAGGCTCGAAGCATGTGATGATGATTTTCATTCAACAGCCCCTGGTTTTATATCTGATGAAGATATAATGAAGGAATGGGAACAGCATGTTGCGGCTGGACAAACAGACGTCTTTTTTCGTGAGGTTAGAAATCTTCCTATATCAACAAAGGATGCTGCCTTTAGAGTCGAATATTTTAAATACTACAACTTACCTTTTGGTAAGGCTAAACGAGAAGGTGATATAGAAACTCTCGATGTTGATGTACAGAAAGATCCTAACATTGAAACAGTTATTATTCTCGACCCTGCTAAAACAGTCAAAATCCATTCTGCCGAATCTGCTATTGTTGGAATAGGCATTGATCTTGCATCAGCTAGAATATATATTAGAGATGCTATATCTGAAAAGATGTATCCTGATGAAATTTACGATGCTTTATTTGGAATGGCTTTAATGTTAGATGCAAAAGTAATAGGTATTGAGGAGACATCTCTTAATGAGTTTATTAAACAGCCTATCAAAAATGAAATGTTTAGGCGTGGGACTTTTTATGAGCTAGTCTGGCTTAAAGCTAGAGGTGGTGGAGATTCATCTGGAAAAGGTAAACCTAAGCGTATTCGTGAATTAGTTCCTTATTATAGAGGTGGTTATATCTATCACAATGCTTCTTGCGCTACTATAAAGAAACTTGAGCAACAACTTGTAATGTTTCCAAGGTCTGCTCTTTGGGATTTAATGGATGCTGAGGCTTACGTAATTGAAATGCTTGAGAAAGGTGAAAGATATTTTAGTCCGGCTGAGGACTTGGGTGATGACGAGGCTGAATTTAACAATATTGAATATGAAAAACCTATTGCTGATTGGAGACTTGCCTAATGCCTATACATAGAAGATATGAAGACCAGTATGGATTTTTTGCTAAGTTAAGATGGATTCTAAACCAACCACTCTTAGCCAGTATACTAACTCCATTAGTTATTATTTTTATTGCTTGGTTATTTGGCTTCTTTCAATCAATACCAAGTACTTATGCAAAGCAGGCTGAATTGCAAAGAATTGATAATAAGTATGATATTGAATACAAACGACTTGACGCATTAAAAGTTGATAAAACAGTCTATGAACAAGCTACTCAACAACTTAGATCTGATATGAAAGATGATTGGAAAGAATTTAAAGACGACATAAAAAGAGATAATAAAGAAACTAGAGATATAGTCAATAAAATCTGGGTCGCACAGCAGTTACAATATAAGAAAGAAAATAAATCAACTAATATGAAAAGTGAATAAAGGATTATAAAATGCCTTATATAGTTACTGGTGAACCGACAACTTGGAAAGAAGAAGAATATAAAAAGGATCTTAATTATAAGTATCCTTATAAATTAGATCTTCGTCCAGATAGTAAGCTCCATAGAAAATTACGCTCTAAGATATGGGAAAGGGCGAGAATGTCAAGGAATGAAATATCTAAGCGTTTTAATTCTTGGCATGAGATAGATAGAACACTAACTACCTACATGCCTTTAAAAGATAAAGAAGAGATTTCAAAATCTAAAGACCCTTCTAAGCCTGTTAGTATTGTATTTCCTTATAGTTATTCGATGCTTGAAGCTTTGTTAACATATCTTTCAATGGCTTTCTTTCAAGACCCTATGTTTCAATATGAAGGTGTTGAGGATGATGATACTATAGGCGCAATGTTAATGGAGTTGGTTATTAGACTTCATTGTATTAAAAATAAGGTACCTCTATCTGTGCATACAATCTTACGTGATTCCCTTAGTTATGGAGTAGGTATTGGTATACCTGAATGGCGTAGACAGTATGGAAAGAAATTGATTAAGGGAACAACAGTTGTTGAGTCAGAATTAGGTTCTTCTACTACAAACACGAACTCATTCATCTCTGGATTGTTATTTGAAGGTAATGCTTTATCTAATATAGATCCTTATATGTGGTTACCAGATCCTTCTGTATCTAGTGATAATATTCAGAAAGGGGAATTTATAGGCTGGGTTGACAGAGACAATTATATGAGTTTGTTAGGAAGAGAAGAACAAGAAGATTCTGGTCTCTTTAATGTAAAATACCTTAAAGGAAAAGGAAATAGAAGATCATCATTAGCGCTTGACCAAAGTGATAGGGATATTAGACATGGTGGGTCGTCGGATACTAATAGAGCCCTTTCAGGGACTGTGTCTCCAATAGATGTAATACATATGTATATTACATTAATACCAAAAGAATGGAAACTTGGAAAGAGTGAAACACCTGAAAAGTGGTACTTTGAGTTGGCTTCAGATGATATTATTATAGCCTGTGAAAAAGCAGATCACAATCATGGACAGTATCCTATGGCTGTTGCAAGTCCTGAATACGATGGCTATTCAATTACACCTATTGGTCGAATGGAAGTATTATATGGCCTACAACATACATTAGATTTTCTATTCAATAGTCACATATCTAATGTGAAAAAAGCTATAAATGATATGTTGGTAGTTGATCCTTATCTTGTCAACATCAATGATTTGAAAGATCCTAAACCTGGAAAGTTAATAAGATTAAGAAGACCTGCTTGGGGAAGAGGTGTTGATAAGGTAGTTCAGCAACTTCAAGTCACTGATATAACAAGGATGAATATATCTGATTCAGCCTATATTACTCAGTGGATGGATAGAATCTCTGGGGCAGATCAGTCTATGCAAGGCTCTCTACGGCAATCAGGTCCTGAGCGATTAACTGGCGCTGAGTTCAGTGGAACACGTAATTCAGCTATGTCAAGATTGCAGCGGCTTGCTATGATAGTAGGTATGCAGTTTATGCAAGATGTTGGAACTCAGTTTGCTGTCCATACTCAGCAATATATGACTCAAGAGGCTTATGTAAATGTAGTTGGAAAATACGCTGAACAATTAATGAGAAATTTTACTAACGGTAAGCCTCGTGCTAAGGTGAGTCCGTCTGACTTAGCAATCAATTATGATTTGATTGTGAGAGATGGTTCAATCCCTGGTGGTAACTTCTCTCAATCATGGATTGAGTTATTTAAAATAATCGGAACAAGTGAGCCACTAATGAATGAGTTTGATACAGTTAGAATATTTACCTATATAGCACAACAGCTTGGCGCTAAAAACGTTGAAGACTTTAGGCGTAATGTAGGTAGGATTAATGCAACTACAATGCCTGATGAAGATGTTAGTCGACAAGTTCAGGCTGGAAACTTAGTGCCGACAGGAGTTTAAAATGAATGGGATACAGATAAGAGTAAGTAAAGAGGCTATTGAAGAGTTTAAAGAATCTATTCTTTGGGCTGATATTGTTGCAGAACTTAACATATGGAAAGAAGGATTCAATAGAGAGATGTTATCAATAGTAGATGATGCTGAGGGAAATAATCCTTCAACAGCAACAGTCTTATTACATATGGGAGATTTAAATGGGAGGCAGAAAGCTGTTGATTATTTTCTAAGCCTTCCAGATGTTTTTATAGATATACTAACGACAGACAAAGAAAATAAAGAAGATAAAGAGAAGAGTATAGAATAGATCGTTTAATGATTAAACAAACTAATTAAGGAGAATAGTTATGAATAAAGATGAAGGAAATGAAGTAAACAAAGATATTGAAGAGATGCTTAATGCTTTTGGAGATAATACTCCTAGCCATTTAACATCTGATGACGAAGACGATGATAAAGATAATGATAAAGATAAGGACAAGGACAAGGATAAAGATAAAGATGAAGATTTAGAAAATGAAGATGAAGATGATAAGGATAAAGAAAATAAAGACGACGATGACAAAGGTAAAGAAAAAGACCTTGAGGAAGAAGATTCTGAAGAGGATGAAGAAGTTGAAAACAAGAAAAGAGAAAAAGAGGCCTTAGACAGCCTCAACACTGAGAAAAAAGAAAGAGAAGATGCTGAAGAAAGAGAACGACTCAGACTTGAAGAAGAGAAAAAGAAAAAGACTGAGCCAATCAAACTTGAAGATCAGGATTTTTTAGGGGATAATGACCCTGAAGATATTATTCATGATAAAGAGGCTTTTAATAAATTACTTAATTCTGTTTATGCAAAGGGAGTAAGTGATTCACATAAGGTAACTACTGAAGGAGTAATTAATTCTATTCCTGATATAGTTAAACAGAATGTAGCTTTAATAACACGGCTTAAAGAGGAGAGTGATAAATTCTATAAAGAGAATGAAGAACTTGCTCCTTTTAAGAAGGTTGTAGCCGCAGTATTTGACGATATTGCTGCTAAGAATCCTGATAAGAAATATAACGAGCTTATGAATCTTGTTGCGCCTGAAGCAAGAAAGAGGCTCAATATTAAAAAACAGGCGGCGAAGGAGAAGGAAGATGGAGATAAGGATGGGAAACCTCCTAAGCTTCATGGCGCAAAGAATAATCAGCGTCGTCTTCCTACGAAACAAAACAATTCAAATCTGGAGAGTGAAATCTCAGATATGAATAAGGCCTTAAATAGGGGGTAATTTGTTATGTCTTTAGAAGATAAAGGTGCTGAGCACCAAAGGATAGTAGTAGATAAATACATAGATCCGACAGAATCTATTGAAATGACTACATTGGATTATGTAGTTAGACCGAGTGCCTTAGCTGCACCTATGATTCTTGTCCTTCCGCCTGTAGCAGAAGCTAAAGGTAGATTCTATTCGATTGTTGTCAGAGACGCTGATGCTACTAATACAGTAACAGTGACTGACAGAGACGATTCAGAATGCTGGATTGATATTGTTCTGAATGGTAAAGGCGACCGATTACTTATGTATTCTGATGGAATGTTCTGGCATCCATTGGCAGCCATTTCATCAATCTACACAAGCGGCTTCGATTATGACTATCCAAAGAGTAATTAATTAACTTAATGGATATTCAGATCGTTTAATCATTAAACAAACTTAAACACTCTTACGGAGGAAATAAATATGTTTTTAGGAATGAGGGGAACAGGTGATTGGGTTACTGATCAGCGACCTATGAATTGGAGGGAACAGATTCTGTATCTGTATCCTAATGGACAAGCACCTTTAACTGCTATTTTGTCTATGATGAGTTCTGAGCGTGTAGACGATCCTCAGTTTCATTGGTGGACACAAGAACAGTCTGCAGTAGGTGGAGCTGTTACAGGTATATTTACTCTGCCTGATCTTTCCGTTGCTTATGCTGGTGGAGGTGTTGCTGCTGATGTAGTCTATGCCAGGATTACAACTGTTTTGGGAAATAGAATTCGTGAAGGTCATCAGATTCTTCTTCGTGATGCATCTGACTCAACAGTTGATGTAGTTGGTAAAGTTGTAGGTGTCACTCGTGGAACTACTTACACAGTCCTTGCTATTAAATTACTCGAGGATGATGATAATTCAGCCAGCAATGACCTTCAGACATGTGATACCTTTAAAATTATAGGTAACATCAATCCTGAAGGCGGTGAAATGCCGGATGCTATTGCGTTAAATCCTGTCAAGGTTTATAACTACACACAGATTTTTCGTACGCCTTTAAGCATGACTCGTACGGCGTTAAGAACTAAGCTTCGGACTCCTGAGCAACGTCAGAAGGCTAAGGCTGAAGCACTAGAGATGCATTCATGGGAAATGGAACTTGCATATCTCTGGGGCATCCGCACTGAAAACATCGGTGATAATGGCAAACCTGAAAGAACAACTATGGGCGTCATTAATTTCATTCGTCAGTATGCTGCTGCAAACTGTAATGATTTTTCGCTTAATGCTGATTATGCAGGGCAGACATGGGCGGCTGCTGGACAGACATGGCTTAAAGCTATGCTTGAACAAATCTTCCGATACGGCGCAGGAGAGAAATTAGTTCTCTGTGGCTCAGGTTTCTTACTTGGTCTCGATGCTTTAGCAAGTTCATCTACATTAGGCAATGTAATGAACTTAGTCCCAGGTGCCAAAACCTATGGTATGGAGATTCGGCAGTGGATGACTCCTTTTGGAGTTATCAATATGAAGACTCATCCACTCTTTAGTTATGATGCAACTACTCGTAACATGGGTATTATTCTCGAACCTAAAGAGCTTGGCTATCGCTACATAGATGATACTACATTCTATGGTGAGTCAAACCAAAAACAGCATGCTGAAGGTTATGGTCAGCGTAGGGTTGACGGTATTAATGAGGAGTATCTTACTGAGGCTGGACTTGAATTTGGGCTACCTCAGAAGTGTGGTGTTCTTAATGGTGTCGGCCTGGATAATAACTTAACACCGTAAGTTATTATTATCAGATGGGCTAGCTGTGGGGAGGATTAACTCCTTGACTCCCCACAGCTTTTAAATGTAAGATTAAAAAGCAAAGATAATAAACTAACTGGAGGATAAAATGAAGAATATATTAAGACTGCTTAACAAATTTAAGTTGAGTATACTGATTATCAGTATTCTTTTAGTACCGCTATTTGCTATATCTGCAGATCAAGTAAATGTGTTAGGTTACACACCTACTGCATATAGTCGAATGGTTGTAACTACTACAACTGTTTCGTATCTTTCTTCGTCTCAAATAGCTACAGCCGGTGCAGTGTTTATTACTGTAGAAGGTAATAATATTAGGTATCGTATAGATGGAGGAACTCCAAGTTTTAATTATGGGCATTTAGTTGTTGCATCAGCCTATCAAAATATCTGGCTCAACGACCCTGCATCAATTAAATCCTTTTCAGCAATAGCCATAGGTGGTAATGCTACATTACAAATAACCTATTATCGGAGGAACTAAAATGAAAAGGTTTTTTTATCTTATTCTTTTTATATCTATCTTTGCTTTAGGCTCAAGTCCTTTTTTAGGTGGTCCTATTAGTGGAGGCGGTGGTGCAGAAGTTTCTGGATTAACTGATGCTTCTAATGTAACTATTATAGGTGGGTCAGTTACGGGGCTTACCGAATTAGGTGCTGAGACTATTACAGACGGAACTCTGTCTATTTCTGGCGGCGATCTTACAACTACCGGCACCGTGTCCGCCGGAACGCTGACAGACGGAACGCTCTCCATTTCTAACGGTATAATTTCCGGAGCTATCGACTTGACGGCAACTGGCACAATTACCAGCAGTATACTAACTGACGGAACCCTTTCTATTAACGCCGGCAATCTCACGACGACCGGTACAGTTAGTGCAGGTACTTTGACTGACGGAACTGTATCCATTGACTCTGGAATAATTTCTGATGTAATAGATATTATAGCCAGTGGCACTGTTCAAGGTGGAACTTTGACAGATGGAACCCTTTCTATAACAGACGGCGATCTTACTACCACTGGAACGGTATCTGCCGGAATTTTGACTGATGGGACACTTACAATCTCTGGCGGAGATTTGACTACCACTGGTATTGTTTCTGGTAAACAACTGTTTGTTGATGGTTCGTCCAGTTTGAACCTTACTGTTGCTCAAATTTCTTCGACGGTGATAGGCAATCCGACTCAATCTGGTAATGTAATTCATGTATTACCAGTTATTGAAGATGGATTAGGATTTGATCTCATTCTTGGTCTCACAGCCGCCTTTTATTATAGATTAGACCCTAACGCTAATGACTCAATTTTTCTTGATGGAGTAAGTTGTACGGACGGAAAATATATTGGGTTGACTACGGTGACGGCAGGTAGCGGCCTGAGCTGTAGGACAATGAAAACAGGAGCAAGCTCTTACGATTGGGTTTGCTATACCGTGCAAGGCGCATGGGCTTGTGAACCATAAAGGAGATAATTATGAAAATAACATTGTCGGAAAATGCACAAACGGGATTTGATTATATTGCGGCCAAAGAAGAAAAAACAGTTGAGGCGTTAGTTTCTGAAATTATGGAAAGACAAGGGCAGGCTTTTTACGAAGACAAGGGACGGGAAGAGACTCAGGTTCTATTGAAAAAAGTAGAATCAAATCCTTCTGCGTTCAAAGATTCTATCGAAACCATTCATGCAGAATTAGAGAGAATCAAAGCAGAAGCAGAGAAAGAAGAGGAGATTTAAATGAGAAAACTTTTCTTTATTATATTGAGCATATTTTTAGCGCAGATTGTTTTTGCATCTCCGCTGTTAATAGGCCAAAAAGTTGTTTATCGTGGTACTGTAAACAACATGAGAATTAGCGCAGTTGACGGAACGGCGTTTATTGATAACCTGCCTTATACTTATTCAAGTGATTTTAGTGCAGGAGTGGATGGCTGGATTGAGACAAGAGGAACAGTCGCAGGTAATATTGACTCTATTGGTGGAGAAGATAATTGGTTAAGATATACCGCAAATACTGAACTAGGAGCACATTATACAAGAACTACTCCTTTACTTACAGTTGGGAGACGGTACATAGTAAGCGTTAAATACTATATCCCTTCTGGACAAACAGTAATTGCAGGTATTTTATTCAGTACTGGGTCTGTTACATATCTCCCTGCTGGAATTACTTATCAAAATACTCTTGATGCCGCCACTACATATACGGCCTCATTTGTTGCTACGAATGAGGAGTTGCGTTTTTATGCTACGGATGCTGCTGGGTCGATAACTATTCAAGACGCAGGTGGTGATGACGTTTTCTACATCAAGGACATAACCATTAGCGAAATCACGCCTTACGCAGACGGCAATCATCAGATTGAGATTTACGATGCTTCCAACAGAATGTTGAGAGGCGTGCTGAAAGCAGCGGGAAGTGGAGTAACAACTAATACCGTTTATACCGCCGATTTCTCTGCGGGGTTAGATGAGTGGAGTGTTAGTTGGGCGACTGGCTATGAAGTTGGTAGTTTTTTGTGGGATACCGACCATACTGTATTAACGGTAGCAGGTAACTCATACTTAGTGTCGAGACCCCTCCTCGCTAAAACACTAAGTATGACCGTAGGTGCGTTACAGTTTATGGAGATGGACTATTCTGTTGTGTCTGGAACGGCTGTAATCACAGGTGAAACAGTTGGTGGAGTATACCAATCACTGATAAACACACTATCCGGCACAGATACCTATATCACTTCCCAGCAGACATGTGCTGGAACGTTCTATAACAAGCTGTATTTATACTTCAACGGCAAGGACTATGACTTTGTTTTAAATATTAACGCAATGCGGGTAAAAGCTATCACCGCCCCCAGTTCTTCCGGTGCAACCATCGTATCAGCAAAGGGCGGGACGACCTATAATTTTGGATACAAAAATCCGACGTTTACTTACAATGCAGCAAGTTATTATGTTGTAATTAAAGCGCTGAGATAAAAGGAGGGCGGCTGTCTGCTAGGCACAGACCGGCACAAAAGTGGAGTGCCACTACAGTATTTTAAGAGGAAATATTTATGGACTATTATTTAATAAGACAAAAATTTGTTGAGATTTCTGGTCGTTATGATCTTGTAGATCCTATTACAT